ACTACACACCAATCTATTGGACTTACGCAAGTGGGTTTCCAAAAGCAATGAATGTAGCAAAAATGGTTGATAAGAAATTAGGTGTTAAAAGTAAGGTTGTTGGTGAGAGAATAAAAAAGGCTGGTGATATAACAGGTGGTAATTTCAAAAGAGATGGTTCTTATCCAGATAAAAAATTAGACATAACCACACCTACATCAGACAAAGCAAAAGAACTTGACGGAAGTTATGGTGGGTTTCAACCAAAACCAGCAGTTGAAGTTGTAATCGTCGCAATGAAACCATTAGATAAAAAAGGTTATTTAGAACAAGCACTTGATAATGGAAAAGGTGTAACTTGGTTTGATGATTGTAGAATACCATTTGAGGAAGGTTATGTAGAACCTGAAAACCAAACAATGCCAGACCTACGAGATGTTGGTAAAAAATCAAAAGAAGCAATCGGTATTGATAAATTATCTTTTGGACAAGTAGAAAATGCAAAAAGAAAACCATATAAAGAAAAACCAATTAGTTCTTTACCAACAGAAGAACTTATAGAAAAGTTTGGAAGTATAGAAAACTACAACTCTTGGAAAAAAGAAAATACAAAACATTGGCCAAAAGGCGGTTTCGGTGCTATGGATATTGGTATTGGAAAACCAGGTGAAACACAAAATTACAAAAAGAAAGACGGAACTGAAAGTCGTGGTTGGAATAATAGTAGAGGATATGGTCGTGATAGTGAACCAAAAACTACTAAAAGACAACCAAGAACAGAAGGTTCAGTATTTAAAGAAAGTGGATTTAAATCAGAAAATAATGATACCGCAGAAGCAAATCCAATGGGTAGATTTCCAGCAAATCTATTAGTTAGTGATGATATTATTGATGACGGAAAGATTACTAAATCATCTGGTGGTAGAATAGGAAAGAAAGAATATGCGACCACAACACATATACCAGCAGGACAATATCAAAAAGGAGACCCTGGTTTCGGTGATATAGGTGGTTATTCAAGATATTTCAGTTTAGACGCTTGGTTTGAAAAAAACCTTGAATCATTACCAGAACCAGTCCAACAAACATTTCCATTTATGATTGTTCCAAAAGCCAGTAAAGCAGAAAAGAACGACGGATTAGATAATTTTGAAGTCAAACAACAAAAGGGTGGTGGTGGAACATCAAACGATACTTGGTATGAAGATGATGTAAATGCAGCATCAGGAAAGTTCGGTAGTGAAAAAGCACCAAGTCGTAATATACACCCGACCGTAAAACCATTAAAATTAATGAACTATTTAGTAACATTGGGTAGTCGTAAAGGTGATGTAGTATTAGACCCGTTTATGGGTAGTGGAACTACACCACTTGCTTGTATTTCATTAGAACGAAAATATATTGGTATTGATAACGAGGAAGATTATTACAAGATTGCAAAAGCTCGTGTTGATAAATTAGAATATCCATTAAAGATGTGGGAAAAATTTACTTAATGGAATTGAATAAAACATATAACGAAAATTGTTTAGATACAATGAAAAATATGTCAGATGATTTTATTGATATGACATTAACTTCACCACCTTATGATAATCTACGAGAATACAAAGGATTTAGTTTTGAGTTTGAAAAGATAGCAGATGAACTATATCGTGTAACAAAACCAGGTGGAGTTGTAGTTTGGGTAATTGGAGATGCAACAATAGACGGAAACGAAACAGGAACTTCATTTAGACAAGCATTATATTTTAAAGAGATAGGATTTAATTTACACGACACAATGATTTACAGAAAGTTAAATTATTTACCTGTTACTACAAATAGATACGAACCACAATTTGAGTATATGTTTGTGTTATCAAAAGGAAAACCAAAGACATTTAATGCATTAACAAAAACAAATACTTCCGCTGGTGGTAAAGGTGGTTATCACAGACACGATGGAGAAAATTTAGAACCATTACATACTAATGACGGAATAGTAAAAGAAGTTGGAATTAGAACAAATGTTTGGGATATTCCTTGTGGTTCAATGAATTCAAAAGATAAAATATCATTTGAACACCCAGCAACTTTTCCAGAAAAATTAGCTAATGACCATATATTGAGTTGGAGTAATAAAGGAGATTTAGTATATGATTGTTTTATGGGTAGTGGAACAACAGCAAAAATGTGTATTGTAAATAATAGAAACTATATCGGTTCAGAAATATCAAAAGAGTATTGTGATATCATTGATAAAAGATTAATTAACATAGAAACTAATGTAAAGAGTTGGGAAAAATTTATTTGATTTATAGAAAAGAATTTGATATTTATTATGGGTAGAAAGAAAATATATAAAACCAAGAAAGAAAGAAAAGAAGCTCAGTTAAGATGGCAACGAGAACATTATGAGCGAAACAAAGAAGATATTAGGTTACAAGCCCGTAAAAGATATCGTTTAAGATTAAAACAATTAAAAGAACAAGAGGTTAGAAAAAATTTATATGGAGAATGAGAAATTAACGCGTTTTGGAAGTTCATTTCAGTCTAAAGTTATTTCTTCGTTAATTACAAAGAAAACATTTTTACAGACTATCTCGGATATTTTACAACAAGAGTATTTTGATTCAGATGCAAATAAATGGTTGGTTAAGAATATTATAGATTATTTCTATGAGTTTAGAACAAGTCCAACATTAGAGGTATTGAAAGTAAAAATAAATGATGTTGAAGATGAAGTATTAAATACATCAATTGTTGATAAGTTAAAAGACGCTTGGAATTTCAGAGAATCAACTGATTTAGAATTTGTCCAGAAAGAAACGATTAAGTTTTGTAAAAATCAAAAATTAAAAAATGCTATAATTGATTCAGTAGTCTTATTAGAAAATCAAGAGTATGATGAAATCAAAAAGAAAGTTGATGATGCGATGAGAGCCGGAACTGAACGAGATATCGGACACGATTACTTAGTAAGTTTAGACGAAAGATTATCTAAATCAGCAAGAGAAGTTGTTGATAGTGGTTGGGGTGAAATAGATGAAATTATGGATGGTGGATTAGGTGGTGGTGAATTAGGTGTAATTGTTGCACCAGCAGGTATTGGTAAATCTTGGGCATTACAGTGTATTGGAGCACATAATTTAAGAAAAGGTAAAACGGTAGTTCATTATTCATTAGAGTTAAATGAAAATTATGTTGGATTACGATATGATACGATATTTACAGGAATAACAACATCAAATATAAAGTATTATAAGGAAGATGTCAAGAAAAAATTAGAAAAATTACCTGGAAAGTTGATGATTAAATATTGGCCAACCAAAGCCGCATCAGTCCAGACATTAAGTTCACACTTAAAACAATTAGAATTACAAGAAATAAAACCCGATATCGTATTAGTTGATTATGCTGATATTTTAATGGGGTTTGGTAAAGAAAAAAGATTTGTATTAGAGTCAATCTACGAAGATTTAAGAGCGTTAGCGGGAGAATTC